TATTGAGCTGACTAGGGATATATTTTATAAGATAATCAACAAAATGGATGTTAAGTTATGAGGGAAATTTTAGAAGCTATACATGATTACCCGGATGAGGCGCTTGGGCTATTTTTCTTTCTGATAGTGATTGTCTGGTTATTGTCAGGTGTATTTGAGAAAAATGGATGATAAGATTGATGAGATACTGGATCTCCTGAAATCTCAAAATGAGATGATCAAGGATATCCATGACTATGTAAAGGAAGTTACCAGCGAGAAGTATATAGGGGAATCTAGAATGACAAACTTCTCTATCAACTTAGCCGCTGATATACTTACCGAGGCTATCAGTCCTAAGATAAAGGGGATGATGGTGGATCTATTGAAGAAACAAGGATGGAAAACTGAATGAAATATGGGGACTTACGAGAGAAAAGTAAATCAATTAAAGGATTTGATGATAAGGAAATACAAATCGGCTTACGATAAGTCTAAGGAAATGGACATAGATATAAGCTCGATGACATATCTTCCAGAACCGGACGTATTCAATGTTATGTATACTGAGCATATGTCCGTTATTCTTGATCGGGTCAATAAGATTATAGATGAGAATAAGGATAAGCTTAAGAATCCGACTTGCGCCACTTGTATACATCTACATGATCAGGAGTGGGCGAAAAGATACGGGAAAGTATGTTGCTCTATTTGGCAAGTGTGTGACCATTATATAAATCCTAACAGTAAATATAACAGGAAGCAAAAGACTTATGTTAGACGACCAAGCAACAAAGCTTGTCCTAATTATGAGTATGGTGATGATAATTTTGAAAACAGAAGAAGATGTACAAAAGAAAAGAATACCCAATAAAGAGCTATGTGCCGATGCGCACCAACAAGGATAGGGCGTGTATCTGCTGTGGCGATACGATCCCAGCCGGCAGCAGCAGGATGATACCTAGACACGCCAAGGCAAATCACGGTCTATGTTTCCCGTGCTTCAGGAAATGGAAAGATACCGGAGGAGATCTTAAGCTTATGGACAACCCCGGAGATGCGAAGAAAGAATATGTCATACATATGTCTAATATCCTGAAAGGGAATTGTGATATAATAAAAGGCCGAAAGCTTTACGTGGCTTTTAAAAAGGCGATAAACGGCGGGAAGAAGATCGTTGTCAAATTTGACACTGATCAACCGATATCTATGTCAACAAGAGTCATGAATCCTTCATTCGGGGAGATTATGGATGAGTACGGCAAGGACATATTCCAAGGTAATCTCAAACTGGTAGATGTTCCAGAAGGAGTTAAAGATTTGATAGTTAACTATATAGAAAAATATCGTAAATTATGAACATAAAGACATTTATATACATGATCTTAACATTCAGAAGAATAGATCCTATACCTAAAAGCCTAGGATTTATGGTAAGTATGGCATTATGGATGTCCATAGTATGTACAATATTTAACTTTACTGTATTGATAATAAAATTAATAAAATAGGGTAATTATATACCAAGAAAAAATTAATATCAGATAATCATGGATAATAAACAACTTTACAAAATAACCTTAACAAGGGAGCAACTGATGTTGATCTCACAATGCGTGGAAGACATCAGTAGATTTGCGGCGGGTGACATGGATCTACAGCATACAACAGATACGTTGATAGATGATATGGATAGGACGGAATCTCTGGGGATAAGAAGCTTTATAGTCAATAACTCACGAGCGATAAGAAGAAGGTTGTTCCCAGATCTTGAGGATTTTGAGCATATAGGGTACGATGGAGGCAGTAAGGATAAGATAAATAGGAAGAGACTTATCGGCAACACCTACCAGATATATAGGTCGATATTACATCAATTGGCCATTGACGAGGACTGGAATAACGTGTATAGTGATATCACGTTACCTTCAGGCGATATGGGAACAATTAAAGTGGAGAGGATTGACGATGATAAGGATAACGACATTTAACGATACTAAAATATGAGCTTATTTGTATGCGCTAAATGCGGTTGTGTTGATAATACCGCCACGTCTAGCTACTGGATGTTGACAAACGAGTATATGGTGGATAAATTTGACTATGCCAAGGGACTACAACCGTACAAGGGCATGGGGTTGTGCAGCGAATGCGGGAGGCTGGCTACCAGCCCAGACGGGCGTGATGTCGTGGTACCCGGTAAATGGCACGGGAAGTTCCCGAAGGAGAAAGCTACCGAAGAGCAGTTGAAGAAAGTGGGATACAAAAATTTGATAAGATGAGTAAGTTAAGAAAAGGAGAAGTTAAAATATATAAAGGGGGAAAATACATAGCTATCCCTGAGATAAAAGAAGAGAGTTGTGAGGGATGTTGTTTTTATGACGAAGGAGTTTGTTCAATAGAGCATAATAATGATCCTAATTGCCTTCATAGCGGCATGATCTGGGCACAAAAAGAAAATAGTATGAGCGATATCAAAGAAAAGGCTATTAAATTGGCTATAGAGGCCATGAAACCTATCCCCGTGTATTCGTCACCATGTTATAGCATAAACGACAATAGATCACCTGAGGAAAAGCATGAGGAAGACATGAGGTTTTGCAAGGAGTTTAACGACCTTAAATGCGAAATGCTTATTGACATGGCCAAGAAAATAGAGGAGTATTTATTATAAGGATACTATATTGATGATCGGGGACGCTTCCGGAAAAGAAGGGCAGTTCTCCGACTCCGATAAGAAGACGGCGGAAAACTTCGGGTGTGAGTATATGGATGTGGATGATTTTGTGTATAAATATAATAACCGATAACGAAAATAAGAAGGATAGGATGATAATCGCCTATCCTTCTCTTATTATGTAAATCCATTTTTGGATTACATTAAGTATCAATGATATAACTATATCTTTTTATCTTTAACGCTGTTCCTTACCCGAATAAAACCATACTCGTTGATTATATTGTCTATATCATTATCAGATAAATGAAACCATTCTCTTTCCATCCTTTTTATCTCAAATTTGCTATGCAATTCATTTTCTATATCTCTGCCAACAAAGGCTATTATCTTAAAATCTATATTACCGGTTCTTATCGTATTTTCCCTTTTGTCAATATTATTGGTTTTACCTATCTTAATATAACCATCAATATTACCTGATCCTAAATATGTATATACTACCTTGTTATCTAATATATCAAATGACATATCATATAAATAGACAAAATCTTTATATATCTTAGTTATCAGATGTCCTATGCTCAAATTATTAATATCGTTAAAATATTCAAAAACAGATATTAAATTAAAAAAATCAATTCTTTTAGCATTTAGAAATTTTCTAAACATATTTGATACATTATTTGATATATCCATATTTGACTTGACTGGGACAAACACCTCAATATTGTCTACTATACAATTATCATATCCAGTCACCACTCTTATAGAAAATCTATATCCAAAAATGTTATCAATAATAGTTTTGTAAAGAGCGTTTAAATCATCGATAAATTCACGAGGGATATCACGTCTAACATCAATATTATCAACTTTATAGATACATATATTATCATATGTTATAAAAATACTATTTATATAGTCTATAACAATATCCCTTTCTGATATATTTTTCAATCTTATGCTATATCTGTATCCACCAAGAATCCTAAGGTCATTTAAATTAGCTATCTGACATAACATAAAACCTAATACAGGGAAATTATTAAATATTGATATATATTCATGTTTACCAGTATTGTTATTGATATGTTTTATTTTGTTTATGATTAGTTCATAATCATATTCCATTTCTCTATCAGATTGTATATCAAATCCATAATAATCTTTATTCCCTTTAACGAAATCGTCTATATGGCATATGTAGGACGATCGAGCTGTCAACTGATTCAATTTATCAGGCATGATAATTTTCAAAGACCCTATTTCGTTGGATTCGGACGTCAAAATTCCACTACTATCCTTCACGGAATCCTGATAAATGCTTACATTTGCATTCATAGTTGATAATTATTTATTCCCATCCGTCCGGGATGGATAGATGGGAATACAAAAATAGCCAATATGATTGTTTTAAGCAATCTACTGGCTATTTTTTTCATCACGCTATATCAGCAGTTATCTTCCCCTGTCAAAGTACCAATTAGCGTCCTCACCAGACTCGTCCTTATCCCTGCCTCCTAAGAAAAATCCCATCGTCATGCCGTTGGTCATCAACCAGTAGTCGGATGTCTGCTTAATATCCCTAGCCGTCTTGATATTATACCATTGCTTACCAAACGAGAACTTCATGAGCTGCCTCCATAGCTTGCTCTCGCCCTTATACACGCCGGTCTGGACGGTAGCGAACGGATCCCAGTTTTGAGGATCGGTGAGATCACCTAGCTTCCGGGCCGTGACCAGCGGGTCTTGTAACATATCTATAGCGTTAAGCTCCATGAACGGGGATGTCTGGGAAGCGATCTCATTGATCGTCCTGAATCCTATATAGGTAATGAACTGCCCGAACCAACTATCCTCATTATCCTCCCTGTATCCCATTAACGCCCGTCCTATGGCTATCATGGTAGCGAATACCGCCATATTAACAAGCGATCGCTTGATGTTGGTCTGCTCATAAGGATTAAGCTTATTATACTCCTCCTTCATCACATCATATATCTCTCCCATCCTTCCTTCGGACATAGTATTGTAAACATCCCCGGCCAGTCTCCATAATGTCCTCATATATCCTTCCTCGAACTGGTTGGTCTGGAAATTGAAACCGGCTTTCTTATACGCCCGCTGCACGGCCAATATAAACCATCCACGATGAGGCAGCACCATATTAAGGATAGCGTTCCGGCTAGCCCCCACCCGGTTCTGCTCGTTCAAGGCGCCGTCGCAGATCTGCACCATACTTCTGACCCTACTAGATAATGTAGGTATGTATCGGTCTATAATATCCTTATTAGCCTCGTTCTTAGCCACGATCTTCCCATCCTTGACGTCTACCATGTTCCACATAGAATAATCCCTTAAACGCTCCCAATCACGTTTAGCCTCGTTAGCGGACATATTCCTGTCCTTCATCATCATCTCCTTGAAATTGGAGTATGACCAGAACTGGCCCTCGTATAGGCGGGTATCATCCATGACCGAGATAATGACCTGCGGATCCAACGGGGAGTTAAGAACCTCCATCATCTTAAACGGCAGGTCCCGGAATAAGGTTCTCCAGATCTTGTTATACGCCGCCGATCGTACACGGTTGCGGACATTAAACACACCTAGGGCCTCTCCAACGACATATAGCTTGTTGGTACGGTTTATGTCCCCGATCTCAGACACGTACGTACTCAACTGCTTCTGGGCTTCCCCATAGGCGTATTTCATGGAGTCCTTGCTTATATACTGCCCCACCATACCCTCCAAAAGGAAGTTGGCCTGCCCGGTAAGGGCGCCGGTAGCCGCGACGAACGGGGAGAAGCCTAGGTTGGATTTGGATACGAACTTAGTAAACATAAGAGCTAGCTTATTAAGGTCCACCTTATAGCTTCCTACGTTCCATTCTATACGCTTGTTATTTATCCTAACGTCATAGATACTGGCGTTAACCCAATCTTGAAACATCCTATAGGCATGCGTTGCCTCCGGATTCTTACCGCCGTCGTATTGTGTCTCCAGCATCATGTTCCTGTATCCCATGACATCATCCAAAGCCGCTCTCTTATGCTTGTAAGCGGCTGCTTGTAAGGATAACATGGAATAGGAGTACGCGAAATCATGAGATACGTCATCGGCATTCTCTAGCTTACTCAGATAGTACTTGGGGATCATGCGATATTTGTTATCGTTCTCATCAAGCTCTCCTAGGTCTTGCCCTTGACCGTGTATAGGGTCATCCACCCTCTCGCCAACAATATCACGCACGGCGTTGCCGATGGCCGCCTTCGGGTCAACCCCGGCCTGCACCATCCTCTCCACGCCGCCCTTGGATATTTGTGGTATCTGGTAGATGTTCCTGAACCGCTCGTCATAATCCTCCATAGCCTTACGGCTTATGTTAAGCAGCTCCTTCCTCATCTCCCACTTATCCTTATTGATCGTAGCTTCCTCCCCTTCGTTGGTAATACCGTATTTCTTGAAAAAAGCCTCGTTCTTGTACTTATCGAACCTAGGCGTATGATACCCATAACCCAGATCGGGATTATAATTAGGATTACGGAAAGAACTCTCGGCATCGGCCTCTTCTAGCCACTGGTTATTGATCGATAAGTCAATCATATTAATATCGAACCCGAAACGGGATACGCTCTCTTCCTTTGATATACCATTTTCCATGGCATCAAAGAACTCGGATACCTTATACGTACCGTTATTTATCTTCCTAACGAAATCAGAATATCCCTTGGGAGAGTATTTTCTCATATAAGGATATAGCCGAGTTCTGGCGTACTCGATAAGTATACTATTAGCCTTACCCATAGCTATATCATTAGCCAGCTTATCACCGAAATCAGGACCGTATTTCTTTCTAAAGAACGCCACCTCCACGGTTGTCCATGACGGGTTCTTCCGGGACAGCTTGGAGGCCATCCTATCCACTTGGCTGCGGGAGCGGGCGGACATATGCTCCTTGGCGAACTTAATCTCATCCATGCCCTTATCGTATGTCACGGCATCCCTTAACGCATTACGGTAGGAATCTGTAACGCCACTCTCCACCGTATCGGGCATATTCATCTCAATATCCTCAGCGGAAGCGGCGGCGTTAATAACACTCTTGGCCTCGGCCAGACGGTCGTATAGCTCGTTTATCTTCCTTAATGACGATGACCCACGAAGACGATCGAAATCATACTCGCCATATCTGGTACTGTCCCGGTACTGAATAAGCAAAGGTCTTAACTGATCGTTGATCTCATTTATTGTTGCCATCGCCTCCTCTACCTTATCTATCCTTGATGATGATACAGATTGCTCCGTGATCTTATCAACCAGATTCTCGTAATAATCACCCTCCTCGGATCCCCACATATCCTTAGAGAAACCAAGATGACCGCCAGCCAGCAGGAACTCGAACGCCGCCTTACCGCCCTCTGACCGCTCTATCCCGCGAAGTATCTCCTTGAATTCCGCGGAAGCCTTACGACCCTCGTTGGTATTCCCGAACTCCTCGGCCCATGCCTCGTCCCATGCCTTTATCTCCTCGGACATCATCAGAGCCTCTGATCCCTCTTCCTTTGGTGTCCCATCGGAATACCACTCGCTCTTAGCTATAGCCCTGTCACGTAAAATATCCAGATAAGATCTCCAAGCTATAGGATCGGATTGAAACGCCTTCCAATCGACCTTCCCGTTCCTCACGAACTTATCCATAGCCACATACCCGCTCCTGCGGATACGGGTCATGAAATCGGACGTGGCTTGCGATACCCTACGACCCAGTCTTTCCTCGACCTTCTTATTGACTTTCTCGATCTTATCGTAATAAGCCTGCACCATAGGCTTCTCACGATTCTCATCCAACCACCTATTTATCGCATCGAGATATCGTTGCTGATCTTCGAACGTCATGTCCGAGATATCGAAATTCTGAATGGTAGGCTTGAATATATGATATACTTCCTTCATAATAGGTTTATCCCCATCATATCCTACGATATCGTCACGAGTCTTCACCTTAAGACCTCTATCGGATAGAAGAAGATCAATAAGCTGTTTCTCGGTCTTACCCATAACATTCTTAAGATCATATATATCAATAATAGCTTTCGCCTGCTCTGTCCGATGCAGTAAATCGTATTTGGCGAAATCACGGGACGAATCAAGGTAATCAGAGTTCTTACCGTTTATCTTCTGTATAAGATCCTCATTATCCTTTATCCCCCATCCACGCTCTTTCATCATCTTCGTCATCTTATTGATATTAGCCACGCCCTCAACATGAGCGTCGTTATAAGCCTTGGCAAGACGTTGCCCTAACATGCCTAAGATAGCGTTCCCGCTATGTTCTAACGTCCCGAAAACCCGGGACATGACATTGATATCCTTATGGATGTTATTTATCAACTTCTTTATCCCATTCCAATATCTTTCCGGGATATTAAACATCCGGAACTGTCCCTCCAGCCAATCCTCGTTACGATCGCTACGAAGGGCGTTTATATCAGACATAGATGTCTCAGCCATCCGCAATATATCATCCATATCCTCTACCATGCCAACCTTGTTGTTGCCATAATAATCCGACGCCTGATTATTGACGAATCCACGAAGATTCCTAATTAACGGTACTATCTCCCCATATACGTTATCGATAACCTGTATCGTCTCATAATCCAATCCCTTGTCGCTTTTACGCAAGCTACTGGCAACAGTGACCAAATACTCCACCTCAGCCTTGGCGGTCGCTATGACACTCTTGGTGGATAACAGGTTGTTGTTTTTATTAAGCTCACCCCCGACTTGTCTCACCTTCTCGCCTATATCACGAAGAAGGGAGATACTCTCACCGATCCTCTGGCTTTGGCTTGATCTCATCCTCTGCAATCTGGTGTATAGCCTTTCCAATGACCTACCGTTCTTGATCAGCTTATTAGCCACGTCAACGTCCGATAACGAGTACATGAGATGATCGCTATCCTTTAGCAGAAGCACGTCAAAGGCGCTTGGATCATCAGCTAACGCCGACTCCTTTATCCTGTCAAGTACCTTATTTAAATCCGATCTTTGGCTGGAGAAGAAATTACGTATAGCTCGTACCATCCTGCCAAACAAGGAGAGCTGGGCGTCCTCGGACGAGGTCAGATCCTCTACCGCCTGTTCCATGCCCGGCACGAACCGCTGGGCCAACGTCTTACCTAGGATCTCCCGCTTCACCATCCGATCCAGCTCCTCTCCTTGGTATTCCTTCCCATACACCTCATAGTAACGACCAGCGAACTGATTCCATAACGACGTGCCGACAACAGAATCCAGCACCTCGTCAATCTCCTGTTGGTTACGATAAGTATCGACCAAGAAATGAGCCACCTCCTCATTGAGATCCTCTACCGTAGCCCCCTCAGCCAAGGCGATAACCCCATTGGCCATGTCAGATAAGGCCCTAGCCGAAGGATCCACGCCATTACGCATCTTATACTTATCCATATACTCAGACATACCCATCACACGGATACCTAACGTGGATAAGATATTGGTGATATCAGTCCTATTCTGGAGATCCTCCGCCTTCTCGTTCTCGATAACCCCACGGACATTGCTTCCGTACAAAGCGTTATCCTCCATCATCAACGACAAGGCTAGCTCCATGAATCCATCATACTTGTTATTAAGCTCCTCAAACTTACCTTGCCTTAACATACCCTTGATCTCCGATCTGCTTACCGTAACCTTCTCCCCGGACGTAGTGATAAGATCAAGATCATTACTTACCTCCGTATCAAAACCTATAGAACCCAATGCGTTCATTTCGGAGGACTGACTTCCAAATCTATTTTTAAGGCTAGAGAAGGCATCCATAGCGTTATAGATCTTAAGACCATCGGAGTTGCCGGCCCCTGTAAGATAATACCTATCCCCTAACCTTATACGCTCCCCGCTCAACAGACCTTTCTTGATAAGGTAATTAACAAACCCTCCACGGGTACTTATATTAGAGTCTGAGCTGATGCCAAGGACCGGGATGAACGAATCACTGTTGTTAAAGGTTATGGAGGACGAGCCAAAGGAGATGTCAGCCGTACCGGACGGGGCATCGCCCTCCTCGACACTGCCGGCCAAGAACCCTGCCTCGACCCGCCCGCCGGACGAGCCTTTTATGGCGTTGGCGTAAGAGTCATACACCTTACCGTCATCCGATCTAAAGAACAGGCGAGGCTCACCGGAATCATATACCAATCTTGAAGATGGAGGCGTATAATTCTCGATATCATTTAAAGGCAAGACATTACCAGAAAATATGATCTCCCCGTCTATATTTCCGCCCTTCACCCTGATATTAGGTCGTTGACCGGTAAAAGCGCTTTCCACGGCCTTCCATAGCATACGGGCTGTTTCTTTAATATCTATATTCTCCCTGATAGCCCTTATATCATCCCATGACGCCTCTTTCAGTATCGTATCGCCAACATTATTCTCGTTTATGGAATCCAGATCCACCTCCTGTACCGTGGACGTATCTACCACAGCCATATCATTGACATCACCTACCTCTCCGGAGGTAAGATAAGCCACGACATTGTCGCTATTCCCAAGGCTTCTGGCCAACGCCGGGGCATCCATATCGCTTATGGCGGACAAGACCTTGGCTGACATAAGTTGCCCCCACTCGCTGGCGCTAAGTCTGGCGCTTATGGATCTGGCCGCCTCCTTATTCCTTGGCACGGATCTCGTCCAGTCTCCGAACTTAGACCTGAACTTATCGTTATAAATAGTCATATAAGCTTCAGCGGCCTTATTAAGGTCACTTACGGCGGCTATGCCCGCTATCTTATCGAACAAGGTGGATACCTCGCCGGAAGGGGTCAAGACACGGGCTATCTTACCTTCCTTATTCCTTTTAATTACGCAACTCGACATAACTTCATGTTTTTGACAAAGATAAACAAAAAGCCCCCACAAATAAGCGGAGGCTGATATTCTTATAGGTAATTATATACATCTTTACCCTATTATGCTGTATAACATAAGCAAAATAATATGTAATTACTTTTGGTATGCTAAAAGCTTATAAATATAGACTAAATCCGACACCCGAACAGATATCGCTAATGGAGAAAACTTTCGGATCAACCCGATTTATCTATAACTGGGCTTTGCAGACTAAAATCGAAGCGTATCAAGATGATAAAAAATCACTTACAGCTGTTGATCTATGCAAGAAACTGACTGATTTGAAGAAACAAGAGAAATATACTTGGCTTAATGAGGTATCCAACGAATGTCTACAACAATCAATAAGGAACTTAGATCAGGCTTTCACCAGATTTTTCAGGGAAAAGAAAGGCTTCCCGAAATTCAAGTCAAAGCGAGGATCAAGGAAATCGTTCAAGAATATTCTTAATGTCCATATCGATTTCGATAACAACAGGATTAAGTTACCGAAATTAGGATGGGTAAGATTTTATTCTAATCAAGTATTTAAAGGCAAGATAGGGACTGTCACTGTATCTAAGTCACCTACAAATAAGTACTATATCAGTATCCTTGTAGATAACGGCCTTAAATTACCGGACAAGTCGCCTATAAATCCGGATACGACTGTAGGTGTCGATGTCGGGATAAAGACATTCGCAACCTTATCGAACGGTTCAATTTTCGAGAACCCGAAATATCTGGAAAAGTCTTCCGCACGGTTAAGATGCTTACAACGAAGATTAGCTCGCAAACAAAAAGGAAGCCGAAGAAGAGAGAAAGCTAGATTAGCCGTAGCTAAGGCATGCGAGCACATATCGAATCAAAGACATAACTTCCTGCACCATACTGTCAACAATATCCTAGGCGAGAACCAAACCGTGGTTATTGAGGATCTTAACGTGGAGGGGATGATGAAGAACCATAAGCTGGCTAATAGCATAGCTTCATGCTCATGGAGCGAGTTCTTTAGAATATTAAGCTATAAGTCAGATTGGAAGGGCGTGAATTTGATTCGGATAGGAAGATTTGAACCTAGCTCCAAGATGTGCGAATGTGGATACATACATCGGGATCTTAAATTATCCGATCGTATCTGGACTTGCCCTTCTTGCGGGGCCGTAAATGACAGGGATCTTCTCGCCGCTAGAAATATAAAGAAATTTGGGTTAGAAAAACAAAATCTTCTAACCCAATAAAATACGTCACCGGTGGTGAACCGGGAAGGGGACGTGGAGTCGCTGGCAATAGCCGGGGCTGTGAAGCGTCAAATTATACTGGTGTAAATTGGTATATGATCACCTACGACATACAACGGATTTGTCTTCCATCAGGAATCTGAACATCGAAAACATTTATCTTCTCCATATTAAAAAATAGAGGGATACCGATCCCATCACAGACCTGTATCCCTTTATAATAAATTAGCGATGAAAAGCATGGTGATGGACATGCGCCACAAATGTAATTACAAATTTTGTAAAAACAAAGCAGTTCCATGGTTAAATGTCTCTGATGAACCGCACACTATAACGGCTGCCCTTACTGCTGCCGTTCACGCTGCCATCTTTGAAGTACACGCGATGCCCGCTGTTGGAGTCAAACTCTGAGCTAACCCAATAGGCTTTGGATGGACTGAGTTGTTGTCCACCAATAGCCGATAATGCGTTATTGACACTCGTCAAGTTCATGAATATCAACGCCAGTTGAGCGCATGATGGGATATACCAATCATCATATCCTTTAGCGTCAGCACTAGCTAAGAACGTATTAAGCACATGGCCAATTGTCGCATAGGAAGTATAAGACCCACCACCGGTAGTTATTCCTTTTAATATCTCTGAATTGGATTTTCCATTCCAATCAGATAAAGCCCCGCTTGTCCAGGCAGTAATATTTGCCGAAAGGTTAGGGGTACCATTGTATGAACCCGACTCCGGTTTTAGGTAACCTCTAATATCACTTCCATCTACTTTGTCATAATTTGTAATGCCGGTCTGATCCGTACCATATCCACCCCAATAAAAAATGGAAGTGCTGTCCTTCCCGGCTCCGGCTGTTACATAGCTTTCATTAAGATCCTCATATTTCTCAATCATAAATCTCTTACCTTGAGCGTTAAGGACAACGCCTATACAATTATCGGAAGGTGCGTCCGTTATGCTTCCATCAGGACGGACATAAGAAATAAGGCAAGTACCGTTGCGCTGACACGGAGCGTCACTCTTCAACACCCCATACACCCGATTGTCGCTAGTCAGCCACCGTTTCCCGTCGCTCGTGATATAAGCTTGCCTACATCCCTCCTGATTCACCGCAAGCGTCTTTTTAACGCCTTTGGGGGTTGTTATCTCCAACTCAAGGGTACGGTCAAGACCTTTGTTCATTACCGAGCCAAAAGAAACGGCGGCGTTACCGGTCCCGGACCCCGGGCTGACGGTCAGAGGCTGGTCCGTTACCTCGCCTACCCCGTCCTTCCAATTAATATTCAAATCACTCATAATTATGTCTTTTAATTATCATCTACCCACAAAGATAATAAAACAAGAGAACCCCAACCGGCTTTAGTCGATCGGGGTTCTAGCACATGATATTAATACGATTATCGTCTCATCATCTTCAATACGGTCCTAGCCGCAGCTTGCGCCCATGTCCAGCTGTCATTAGATGTTACGTTAACCGTCTGTTGAGTACCATTTACATCCAAGTTAATAGTCTCCTTGTCAAGCTCGATAGTAGAGTCTCCAGCGGCTT